GAGGAATAAATCTGCCTACAACTGAATCATTTTATGTGTATGAACATTTAAGAAGTGATTCATTGTTGCCATTTTATGTTGGTAAAGGCAAAGGCAATCGCGCTTACAGAAAAGTTGGGCGAAATAACTATTGGAACAATGTTGTAAAAAAATGCGGTGGCTTTGAAGTTAATTTAATAGCAACAAATGTAGATGAAGAATTAGCACTATTGGTTGAGCAAGAAAGAATTGACCAACTGCAATCGTTAAAGGTGAAACTATGTAATTTAACGAAAGGCGGAGAAGGCATTGCTGGATACAAATTTACTGCCGAGCAAAAAGAAAAATTATCAAAATCGCACAAAGGCAAAAAACTATCAAGTCAACAAGTAGAACAACTAAAAGTTAGATTTAGAACAATAAAAAGAACCGATGAATGGAAGAACAATATATCCAAAGCACTAAGCGGAGTGCCAAAGAAAAAAGAATCTGTAGAAAAGGGCATTGATAAAAGAACAAAATATGTTGTCTGTGTAGATCAAAATAAATTATTCAGGTCTGCTGAAGTTGCATCAAAATATTATGGTATTGAGAAGTCATCAATTACTAGGGCGTGTAATGGAAGTAGAAAAAGAGCCATGAAGATGTATTGGCGATATGCGACAACAGAGGATTTGAAATGTTTGACTCTTACGCAAACTTAAAGACTACGGTAGCGAATTATCTAGCCCGTAGTGATCTAACATCGGTGATACCCGACTTTATCCGACTAGCTGAGGAAAGGCTACGTCGAGACATTCGGACTCGGCAGATGTTGATTGTCGCAACGGCATCGACTACAGGTGGGGATTCTACTGTCGGATTACCTACAGACTTCTTAGAGATGCGCGATATTCACTTGAACACGAATCCGGTGACTACATTGCGCTACAAGGCTCCTAATAGCTTCTACGCTGAGTCTAGGGTTACAGAGGGTGGTAAGCCTATCGACTACACGATTCTAGGCTCTGAGATACAGCTAGCACCATCTCCAGACGGTACTTATGTGCTTCAGATGCTGTACTACGGCAAGCCTACGCTGTTGTCGGATAGCAATTCTAGCAACATCTTCCTAGCAAACTATCCTGATGCTTTGCTGTATGCGTCATTAGCGGAAGCAGAGCCGTACCTAATGAATGATGCCCGTATTCAGACATGGGCAACCTTATATGATCGTGCAGTAACTGCGATTACGAACTCTGACCAGTCGAGTGAATACAGCGGTCAGCCTATGTCTATGTCTTATAACGTGAGGTAAATCATGGCAGAAATGTCGAATTATCTTGAGAACGCGCTGATTAACGCGACTCTGAGAAACACAAGTTACACCAGTCCGGCAACGGTTTATGTTGGTCTGTTTACGTCTGACCCGACGGATGCTGGTAGCGGCACTGAGGTCTCTGGTGGTTCGTATGCTCGTACTGCGGTGACGTTTGGTGCGCCTAGTAACGGTGTATCAACAAATAGTGCAGCGGTAGAATTCCCACAGGCTACGGCTTCATGGGGTACGGTTGGCTGGATTGGTATCCACGATGCCTCGACTAGCGGCAACCTGCTGTATCACACAGCCCTAGATACATCCAAAACGATTGATAACGGTGATATTTTCAAGATTGCTATCGGTAGCTTGAGCGTCACTCTGGCATAAGGATAAATCATGCCTTTGGTCGTTAAGGATAGGATCAAAGAGACCAGTACTACTTCCGGTACTGGTACTTTGACGTTAGCTGGTGCTGCGTCAGGATTTCGCTCGTTTGCTGATATTGGCAACGGGAATACAACGTACTACGCCATTGTTGATTCCGTAGCGAATACATGGGAAGTCGGTATCGGAACCTATACGTCTAGCGGTACGACGTTAGCTAGGAATACGATCCTATCGAATAGCTCAGGAACTACAGCAGCGATTAACTTTGCAGCCAATAGCAAAGACGTATTCGTAACGTATCCATCAAGTAAGGCGGTGTATGGGGATGCCTCAGACATTGCTTACGATGCTTCATTTGCTGCATCTAACGGCATTTTCCTAAATTCCAATACTGTAGCTACATCTTTGACTTTGCCAACGAATTACAACGGTCTGAGTTCTGGGAACGTCACGTTAAACACAGGGGTGACGGTAACGGTTCCGACTGGTGCTAGATGGGTGATTGTCTAAATGTTTGGGATTAGCGCATTAGCTCAGTCTCCATTTGCCTCACTAGGTGGGGCTGTATTGTTTGGCGATGCGAGTATTTCGGCTAGTGCGACGGTTACGGTAAGTGCTTTTAGGATTAGGTTTACGAGTGGTTCCGTTAGCGGTACAGCAACGGTTTCAGCTAATGCGATAAGAATTCAAAATGCTGCTGCTGCTATCTCTGGTACGGCTACAGTCACGGCTCTAGGCGGTATTGTTGCATCAGCCTCAGCGAGTGTTACAGCATCGGCAACAGTATCAGCGGCTGGTTTTGCGGTTTATGCAGGTAGCGGTGCTGTTAATGGAACAGCGACTGTTACTGCGACAGGTATTCGGATTCAGTTCGGTAATGCTGCTGTATCTGGTGCTGCTACGGTTACGGCTGATGGCATTCGAGTCAGGACTGCATCAGGTCAGATTACAGGTGACGCGACTGTAACGGCTAACGGTGGTGTTGAGTACGAAGGTTTTGCCTCGGTTAATGCTGAGGCGATAGTCAACTGCTTGCCTAACGCGACATTTGGTGGTGTTGCTAACGTGATTGGCACAGCTATATTTAGCGGTAGCGGGATCATTGTTGGTGAGGAATGGTCAGATACGACACCTAGCGTCAATACTTGGGATGCTCAGTCTGCTGGATCGGATACATGGTCGCAGACTTCTCCATCGTCTGATACATGGACGAATATTCCTAGTGGTGATAGTGTTTGGACGAACCAAAGTGCAGGAAATAACAACTGGGTTAGACAATAATGGCAACGATCAATTTCGGTGAATGGCTACCAGATCAGCCCGGAGTTACAGGGGCAGTCACAGAGGCTGTGAATTGCTATCCAGTAACTAACGGATATGCGCCTTTTAAGGGTGAATCAAACCTATCTGACCCTGCTGGTGCTGACTTATTGCTATCGTTTAGTGCCAAGTTAGGAAACGTAACAACGATTTTTGCTGGATCAGCCTCTAACTTGTACAAGTTTGACGCAGGTGACTTAGATTTAGACCCGTTGACTACGACTGGCTATAGTGCGATTGAGTATTGGGATGCTACTCAGTATGGCGGCAAGGTGATTGCAGCTAATGGTGCTGACCAATTACAGGCTTATGAGCTTGGCGTTAGTACTTATTTCGCTGATTTAGCTGCTGCTGCTCCTGCCGCTAAGTATGTGACGGTAGTTCGTGACTTTGTGGTGGCTGCGAATGTCACAGGTGATGAGAATAAGGTCTATTGGTCGGACATTAACGATGAGACAGACTGGACTCCGGGTGCTGCTTCTCAGTCGGATGTACAGATCATTCCTGATGGCGGGGATATTACAGGTTTAGCGGGTGGCGAGTATGGTCTGATCTTCCTAGAACGTGCCATATATCGGATGAGCTATTCAGGCTCCCCGTTTTTCTTTCAATTTGACGTTATTTCTCGGTCTTTGGGGTGTTTGGCTCCGGGATCAATCACTCAGTTTGGTGGGATAACGTATTTCCTAGCGGATGACGGTTTTTATTCCTGTAATGGTCAGTCTTTTTCCAATATCGGCGAGGAAAAGGTTAATCGCTGGTTCTTTGAGCGTGTTACCCGTCAAGATATACGCCTAAAAGTATCGGCTACGGTTGATCCTATCCGTAAGTTGGCATTATGGTGCTTCCCACTACAGTCTGGTGGCTATGGGATTCTTGTTTACAACATTCCACTAGGGAAATGGTCGTATCTTGACACTACGGCTACGTCTGTAGCGTCTGCATTGTCAGCGACTGTTACCCTTGAGCAGTTGGATAACTACTCGGCAAGTATCGATGCCTTGCAGGTATCGCTAGACGATCCTCAATGGGCTGGCAATCAGTTGATTTTGATTGGCACTAGCGGTCAGCGAGTGATTACGTTCGGTAACTCTAATAAGACAGCCTATGTGGTATCAGGGGACATCAATCAGGGTAGGTCTACGATTACGCTGGCTAAACCGATAGTTGATAGTGGTAGCGCAGAGGTGGCTATAGCGAGTCGTACTCTGTTGTCAGATCAGGTATTGTTCGGTACGGCTGTAGCTGCTGATAGTGAGAATCGTGTATCTCTTAGGGCTAACGGCAATTACCACAGGATCAAGGTAACTCCGACGGGTGATAACTGGAAAACAGTTGTCGGAACAGACATAGAGATAATGAAACAGGGTAATCGATGACTCAGTTTCGTACATTACCGCCATTTGGAGGGGATGAGAGGGCTGTTTCTGAGGTCGTTCGTGGGATTATGGACGGAAAGACCAATAACACAGGTCGAATCACACTAGCGACTAGCAATGCGGTTACAACGACCCTCTACGACGAGCGTATAGGCTACGACAGCCTGATTTTCTTTGTTCCGGTATCTCAGGAGGCAGAGGAAGATTCGGCTCCCTATGGGGCGTTTCAGGACTCTACAGACCAGACTGCGGCTAATACGACAACAGCGTATGCCATAACGTACAACACAACAGATTATTCCAATGGAATTTACCTATCCAATAGTTCTAGACTAAACGTCAGGAATTATGGAATTTACAACATTCAGTTTTCGTTGCAATTTAAGAACGATTCTAATGATGGTCAGGATGTGGATATTTGGTTTAGGAAGAACGGCACTAACATAGATAACTCGAATAGCCGATTCCATTTACCACAAAGAAAAAGCTCTGGTGATCCTAGTCACCTAATTGCCGCTATGAATTTCTTTATAGAAATGAACGCAGGTGATTATGCTGAGATTATGTGGAGAACGACTAGCACGAGCGTTTCGTTAGAGCATTTTGGTACAAGTACGTCTCCTACTCGTCCAGCGGTTCCTAGTGCTATTGTTACGATGTCTTACGTTGCACCATCGGCTACAACGAACCTATACGTTTCTACACAACAACAAGGATCAGCAACGATTAGTCATTGGGCTAACGCTACTGCTGATAAAACTTACGGATACATTATTGTCGGATGACGGAATTCAAATATATCGAGCCTGACCAACTAAGGAAGTGGTGGCCTAGCGTCAAGGCTGGATTAGAGAAGATTAAAGCGGTGAGTTCTGAGAGTTGGATCGTGGAGGATGTGTACACGGACTGCTGGAATCAGAAGTCAGGGTTATGGGTTGGACTAGAGGATAACCATTTCAAATCGTTCTTTGTATTGCAGCCATTGGGGGAAGAACTCCATGTTTGGTGTGCTTGGACGTTAGAAAATGATTATCATATGGTGCAAAAAGGTTTACAATTCATCAAAAATATGGCAAGGGAAAGCGGTAACAAATACCTAACTTTCACAAGTCATAGACCGGGGTGGGAGCGTAGAGCTAAGGCCTACGGATTCAGGCCTCGGAAATGGATAAGCGAGGTGTGATATGGGCGGTGGTGGCGGCAGACAAGAAAGTAAGACGGAGATAGGCCCGGAGTTTAAGCCTTATATTACCTACTCTCTAGGTGAGGCTCAGAGGCTGTACAAGGCTATGCCGGGTGCGCCTGAGACCTTGGCGGTTGCTCCGTCAGCGGCTACTCAGCAAGCCCTACAGATGGCTCAGGAACGGGCTATAGGCGGTTCTCCGCTGCTTCGTGCTGGTCAGGCTGAACAACTCGCTACGATTCAAGGTCGTGGCGTTAATCCATTCCTAGGTGGTGCTTTAGAGCAAGCTAACCGTCTAGCGGGTGAGCGTTATACCCAAGACATTCAAAATCTACAGTCTCAGGCTTCATCGGCTGGTCGTTATGGCTCGGCTGCAATGGGTCAACAGGCTGGCAGGTCACAAGACATCTTTGCCCGCGCCTTAGCGGAACAAGGTGGTCAGCTAGCGTATCAATCGGCTGAGGCTGAAAGAGCTAGACAGATGGCGGCTGCTCAGGCTGCTCCACAGATGTCTGCGGCTGACTATGCTGATCTCCAACGTCTCCTACAGGTTGGTCAGGCTAGAGAAGGCTACGAGCAACAGGCTATCCAAGGTCGATTGGCTGCTCAGGATATTCCGTTACAAAGATTACAACGTGCTGCTAACGTATTCTATGGTGCGCCTCTGGAGACTACTACCACGAGTACGCCACAAGGAGGTAAGTAATGGGTGCTGCTGCTGCTCCAATGTTAATCGGCTCTGCGCTTGGAGCTATGACCAACCGTCGTAATCCGCTACAGGGTGCGCTACTAGGTGGTGTGCTAGGTGGCGTAGGTGGTTCGTTTATGGGTGGTGCTTTGAACGCTGGTAACGCTGCGTCTACGGCTATGGGTACTACGGCTGGAGGTGTTCCAGCGGCTATTACGGGCGTTACTCCGGCTACTGTTCTACCTGCCGCTAAGGTTCCTGTTGGCGGCGTATTTTCTACACCTACGATGGGTGGCACTACTTTGGCTACGGCAACTGCTCCTGCAACTGGAACATTTGCTACTCCAACAATGCCGGGAGTTGTTTCAACTAATACAAGTACAGGACTTATCGGCTCAACGACTGCGCCTGTAACGATGGGAGAACGCTTTACAGGTGGAATGAACGCATTAAAGAGCGATTTAAGCAATCTTGGCTCTTTTGCTAAACAAAATCCAATGGTTGCTGGTCAAGCCCTTCAATCAGCAGGAAATGTATTGTTTCCTGAGCCTATGGCTGCTCCACCTGCTCCGGGACTACTAAGAGGTAATCCATCACAAGAACCGCCTCCACAGTACGCGA